AAATAACACGTAGTGTTTTTGAATAGTCCCTCATCCTATCCACAAAAAAACCAAAAACCGACTGCACTTGCGGCAGATTTGATTGCATTGAATAACATCATCTTGATAATCATGTTTGAAATATCTCGCATGATTGATACTGCCATACCTTTAAAATCCGCTTTGCCGGTCATAACAAAGTCAGTTAGTGCGTCAGACATTGAACCAAAGGCGCGTACCGTGACGTTACTCATGTTTTCAGAAACATTTCCAACATCATCTTCAATGGTTTGCAATCCTTTTTTAAATCCACCAGCCGCACTTCCTCGCGCTTCTTCGTTTTGTTTTTGGATTTCTGCGCGACGCTCTTTCAGTTTGGCAATTTCTTGATCGAGCTTAGCAATATTTTCATCAGTCATGCCGATTTTTAATTTCGCCGCTTCCAAGTCTAATTGATGGTTGTACTGCATCAACTCTTGCTCTTGGCGGGTTTTGCCAAGTAGCGTTAATTCAAACTCCATTGCCTGTAACTTCTCGGAGTTATCAAACGCAAACTGGTTGATTGCAACTTCCTGATTCGCCGCGTCAATTTGTGATGCAAGGCTTTTCAGTTTCGCAAGCCCCTCAGCGCCGAAATAAGCGTATTTTTCAGCATTGGCAACAATATCTTGAGTGAGTTTATTTACTTCCTGATATTGGCTAGGCTGACCAAATAAAGCAATGTCTTGAGCGTTGGCTTTTGCTTCCGACAACTTCTTCTGCATTTCGCCAAGTTCTTGCGTGTACTGCTTGTCGTAATCGACTTTCGAGCCTTTCTTTTTGCCGCCTTTCTGCTCGTCTTTCGCTAAGTTCGTTTGGGTGTACTGATCAACATAATCATCAAGCATTTGCCCGGTGTAGCCCTTTTCCTGCCCCTCACGTAGTCCGCGATGTTGATATAACGCCTTCCCTTTGAGCTTGGTTTCTTCCTGCTCTCCTCTCAGGCGCGCCATATCTTTTAAATATGCGGCGCTCAATTTGTCGCTGGCGTAGGCTTTAATGGTCCCATCCGCTTGTTTAATAGCTGTCGTGCCTTTACCAAACATCATTGAGAATAGCTCATTCAAGCTTTTTTTCGCGTCATCGGCAGACAGTTTCAGATCATCAAGCGTGCCGGAAAATACAAGTACTTTATTTGTGACATCAGGCGTTTTTTGTGCGCCTTTGCCCAACTTCTCATTGAGTTCGTCTTGCGTTGCCGTGAGTTGCTCGGTTGATTTATCTAAATCCTTTTGAGCGTTCTCGAGTTCGTAGGTTAAATCAATTAGCTTACCTTGGATTTTCTTACGTTGCTCTGCTTCGCTTTCAAACTGATACCAGCTATCAGATCCGTAGTTCTCCCAACCTTTATTCAATGATTCAATCTGTTTTTCAAGCTCAGCAATTAAGCGCTTTTTGTCCTCGACGTTTTTCTTAAATGCCACCTGACTTTCTTCAAGATCTTTAACTTGCTTATTCAGCGCTACGGCGGTCATCTGCTGTAGCGCTTCTTTGCTAGTATCGATTGATTGTGTGTATTCTTTGGCCTTTTGAGTGGCTTCTTCTGTCGCGTCAGCCGTATTTAACCAATATCCGGCAAACGCCGCTAATGTTGTAACAGCAGTAACACCAAGCATGATAGGATTTGATAAAAACGCGGTTTTCATCAAATTAAGTTCAGCTGTCGCTCCTCGTACAACCGCGCGATAAGATGTCATCAAGATACTTGATCGAGCCAATCCGGCATTAGCCGCCGCTTGGGTAACTGCGTTTTCAGCATAAGCGGTTCGCAATGCCAGTTTCGATGCCGTTAATTCTCTTTCAGCTACGACAAGCTGTTGAGTAATTATCTTCTCCTGTTCTTTCAGTGCGTTATACTGCACCATGCCGGCGGCACGCGCAGAAGCGTTAGAGCCTTGTAATTGTGTGGCTAATAATTCTCGCTCAGCGATAGTTTGTTGTTGCGCAATTCTTAAACTATCAACTCGCGCTTTCATTGCCTGATAATCAACCGTAGTTTGACGCAAGGTTGCGGAGGTTGTTTCGGTCATTGCCTCCGCTCTTTCGCGTGCGGCTTGAGCAAGTTGTTTTTCTTGGGTAATAGCCACACGTTGAGACGCGTAATCGTGTATGCTGCGAGAAGCTTTTATAGCTCCCCAAACACCGATAAGCGCGAGCCCAGCGGCAACGGCGGCATCCATGTTATTTGCGACAACTAAAATACTTTTAGCAACCTTATCCGAACCACCTACAGATTTATCTAACTCACCAACAAATTTAACGGCTTTAGTGTTTAAGACTTCCAGCGCATTTCCAACCGTCGTAACGGTTGTAGCGTAATCAATATCAATTTTATCTTTGACTTTCTCAAGTGCACCAATAACACGTTCGGCTGTTAATTCGCCATTCTCACCCATTTCTTTTAGGGCGCCGATCGGCACGCCTAAACCGTCTGCAATAGCTTTCGCAAGTGCCGGCGTTTGGGTCATAACTGAGGTGAGTTCTTGTCCGTTTAATACGCCTTTGTCTAACGCCTGACTAAATTGCAATAACCCAGCTTCAGCGGATGCCGCACTTACACCAGATAGCGCAATAGTTTTATTAACGGTTTCCGTTAAATTTGCCGTGTTTTTTTGTGCGCGCCCTAGCTGATCTTCTGCATTTGCTAATTTGGTGTAAACCTGACCGGTTGCGGATAGGCTTTGATATGTACGGGTTGATATGTCAAAAATATCCCGCATTGCTGCCGCTTGTTCTGTCTGATCTTTCGTTACAAGTTTAATGCGGTTCCCAAGTTCGGTATATTCGTCAGCAAAAGACAACACTTTTTTTACCGGAATGCCGGCAAACAAATTTATCTTAACTAACCGATCCGCGCCTTGGATACTTCTCGTCAGCCTTTGTACATTCTGCTCAATCGAATTTAGATTGCTGTTTGTTGTGGTGGCAAATTTAACCGCACTTTTTTGTGCGCGCTCCAATCCTTGCGAAAACTGGACTGAATCTAAAGCCAGATTAATATTCAGTGAACCTAATTTGCCAGCCATATTTACTCCATAAAAAAAGGCTCGCCAAAGCGAACCTTTTCTAAAAATTAATTAACGATTATTTGTGCAGTCGAGATTTCTCAACATTGAATTCAATTATATTTCCAATCACTAAAACAGTAATGCCATTGAGCAATGCGAACAAGCCCCAAACCCAAAACGGAGAACCTGCCAAACCACCACCGAAAGACATATAACCGAGAAAAGAAATATATCCAACAACAACCAAAAGGAAAATGACTTTTCTTAATTTATAAGTTAGCCAAACAACACCCAGGCTTTCTAAAAATTCCATGTTCCCTCCAGCATTTCAACGTTTAATTTCATGCTTCTAATGTACGAAATAATAGCCAAAATAGCAATAAAAAGTGCGGTCAATTTTTACTGCGTTTTAGATTTCGTGGCGATTGCCCGGATAGGCTAAATCGGATTCATTGAATTTACGAATCTTCGGCAGCACACGGGAAAGATTATCATCGCGCCATGGATCAGCTTCTAAATCTTTACTCATTTTGAGTAAGATTCGGCGGGCACGTTCCACTGTAAACGGATATTCATTCGCTTGGCTGACAACTTCCGGCGCGATCGGTGCTTGTAACAATTTGAGTGGTTTTACCAACATTTTGAGTGAACCAATCACGCGCACAGCGATAAACCATAACCAAAGTAAAACGGTGATGTCGTTTTCGGTCATTTCGATGGTATATGTTTTTGGTTTTGACTCCGGCAACGCTAACTGCTGCGGTTGGTTGCGGTGCATTGCCAAAAATGCCCGTAACACAATCAGGTGGAATTTTGGTGAAATCCACATTGCGTAGGAAAGCACTAATTCTTCGCAAACCCATGTGCCTTGAAGTTCAGGATTGCGACCGCCACGGACAATTTTTACCGATGCAGGATTTCCTGCATCGCTTGAATTATCTATTTCCGCAATAAGATCTTTGGTTTGTTGATTGGACATAAACAAAGACGGTTTATGGCGATTTTCTGCCCCACTTGCAACATGAAGATCATTTAACGAATAAAGATTGTCAGATTGGCGAATTGAAGTTTTAAGAATAGTTAAGTTAGACATAGAATGTCTCCTTTGGATTTTTTACGAAATTAAGATTTACCCTAGATAGGGTGCCAAGAGGTTCGTAAACCGTCCAAAGTCGGCTGGAGTTATTCCCCGAAGGTCTTTTATTCCTCGCCCTCTCGGCATAGATAAAATTGGATTTATGCGTGTTAAGTCTTAATGGCAATAAAACTAAACGAGATCACAAATTTTACGCATAAAAAAACCGCTATGCTGTCGGGTGCGGACTTCCGCTTTGGATTTAAGGCTACGACACCTTGAAAGTCATACTAATAAAAAAAGCCTGTGTTGTAAACAGGCTTTTAAATTTTTATCGATTAAGTATTTCTGGTATGCCTTTATCTAATACAGATTGCAGTTCATTTCGCACGTTATTATTATTCAGTGGCGCTCTTTGTATTTGCCCAAAAGCCATTTGAGTTTCAGCCCAAGATTCAGCCCATGCTTTGGCACCAGACTTAAACTTACTTACTGAATATCTTACTTTTACTTGTGGAGTAGTTGAGTATGCGTTGCCTATTGCTATTTGAGTTAACATACTCTGCGCTCCTTCCATTTGTTTAGAACATATCACATAATTTTTTGATTGATCTTCTATAACAAATCCATGCTCATTACAGCGCTGAACAATAGCATCCATAACTTGTTCAGGCGTGTTATTTGGATATTCGCTCTCAGCTTTGCCCGAAGCTGTTTGTTTTAATAATTGCGGTTCTTGAGCACACCCAGACAAAAACGTAGCCATGATGCCAATCAATAATAATTTTTTCATTTTAGGTTCCTCTTATTTGTATAATAAATCTCATATATTCTAAGGCACCTTAATATTTTCTGTAAGTTTTCGAATGGAATTATTTCAATTTTGCGACGCAGATCGCATATTTTTACAATGAAATTCGACCGCACTTTTTTTCATAGGTATTCTCGGTACACCTTTAATAAACGGAGAATATCTATGAAAAAACAATTCATGCAGTGGCTATTGAGCAAAGATGAACTAATCAGCAGTAACGCAGAATATATCACCGCACGACTGGACGAAAACTTAAAAATCCAGCCATGCAGAGAACGAAACCGAGCAACACGAGAAGAAAACGCAATAATCAAAGGACTAATAGCCGAGTTTAACGATTCGCTAAATACTCAGTAACGCCGTCATCTTCTTCATCATTTTCGACCGCACTTTCTTTGTAAAACGGCATAAAATCCGAGAGTTCAGGCAGTTTAGCCTTTGGATCGCGGTTTATCATCGCCAACAGGTGGCTAATTTGTGCGGTGCGGTAATCTTCCCGCCAAAGCCCGAAAGGTTGTTCTTGATAGAATAGCTCGTATTCTTGAAGCTCTCTTTCGGGCATTTGCTCAATTTCACTTAATGTCTTACCCAACGCAAGGCTAAGGTTTATTTGGAACTTGCGCCGGTCGGTGAGTTTTTTGGATTAAGCCCCATAATGGCTTTGTTTACTGCATCAAAAATGCCACCGCCAAGTTTGGAAATCAGCTTCAAATCTTCGTCGTCGTCAGGATTGAACAGATTAACGCCGTTTTCATCACATAATCGAAGCGCAATTCCACGCTGTAAAGCATTCGGATCGTAAATGTTTTGTAATTGCTTTTGCAATTCGTCTTCATCGTCCAAATTTAATTCTTTACCTTGGGCTAAGGCTAATTTAATTAAGTGTTCGCGCTGACCGTAAATAATTTGGTTATTTTCGCCGACAGACAAATCGCGGATATAGTAAGTTTCGCCCTCATATTCAAACGGTGCGACTTTCGGCTTTGTTGCTAAAAGTTTTTCACGTAAACTCATTTCAATTCTTCCATTCATTCAAAAAAATGACCGCACTTTTTAGGTGCGGCCGCACAGATTAAGCTACCGGCAAGTGATATTCGCGTTTAGTGTGCTTAATAGTTGCACCACTTTCGAATTTACCCATGGCTTCGCCGGAATAACCGTTACCAGATTTAAAATAACCGGTTCCATACATTGAACCTTGTCCTTTCGGAAATACTAATTTGAAAGGGAATTTAGCCTTGGCAAAAAATTTCTTACGGCATAATTTTTGCATTTCAGTGTTAGGCGCAGTATGGAATTTCATTTGAGTTTCCCCAAATTCAATTTCTCCAGCTTCGCTTACTCTGCCCTCATCGCACATAGTAGTTACGTCTTCTTCTGTCAATGTATCTTCACTTCTTTCAAGATTTCGAAGTGAACAGAAATTATTTGACCACTGAACTAAAGCTGCTTTAGCCTGAGTAAATACTGTAGGCTGGTCATACTCAGACCAATCTACTTCATCGGCCAAAGTAATTGTATCGGTTGAGACTGATTTAATTGGATAATATCCATCTAAGGAATCTAACCCAGAAATATAAATACAATCGCCAGCTTTAAATCCACTTGAAGCAACTGTAATTGTTGCATTCGGTGTCACTGTACAAGCAGTAATTTTTTTACCGGCATCTTCACCGATGCCGATATAAATCCGTGTTCTTTGAAACGGTGTAGTTTGTGTTGCCATGTTTTATTCTCCATAAGCAATTTGATAATTGATTACGCGACGATGTAGCTTTGTATCCGCTTCATAATCGCTAAAATCATTCATGCGCTCCGCAAAGTCGAACGCCGCCGAAAGTGCGGTAAAAATCTGTTTGCGCAGGCTAAAAATGTCATCAGGATTTGGGCTATAAATGTCAATCTGCACCTGATAATCATCAAGATCGCCATCTTCCAGCGCCGAATTTGGCGAGATGTTCGGGAATTGATACACAATCACCGGGAAAGCCTTGTTTGTTTCCGGAATCAGTCCATAAAAACAACGCCCTGACACCAAAGGCGAAAGGGCGCTAAAAAGTTTATTCTGGATCATGTCATTTGCTAGCCTCCGCAATTATTTCTTGTTGCAGTGTGTCAATGATAGCTTGCGCCGCCTGTTCCTTCGATTGCTGAAAGGCGGGTCGCATAAACGGTCGCGCGGGCATTTTAGATGTGCCGAACTCAAGATAACGCCAGTAAAACGGATCGCGCGGATTGTATGCACTGGATTTACCGCTTTTTTCTTTGAATTTCAGCACTTGCTTGGTCGAAAGCCACTTTACCCAAATATAGGCGTCAGTTCTGCCATTTTTGCCGACTTTCGTGCGGCTTTGAATGGATTTTCTTAATGTACCTGCACGTCTGTGCGGCACGCTTTCTTTCAAGACTGGTGCGAGCGAACGCGCTTTGTCACGCACAATTGCACCGCCTTTACGCATTGCTTTAACGGCAATACGATTAGATGTCTTTCGCCCAAGGCTTTGCATTGCTTTTTGCAATTCTTTCAAGCCATCAACGCGAACCGTTATGCTACCCATTAATCACCTCTTTACACATAAGCTGCAACGATACATTGCGCTCCTGCGTATTGAGTACCGACACAATCTCTAAAGTGCGCTTACCGAACTTAACCAGCATTGTCGGCATAATCCCGTCAAGATAACGGAGCCAAATTTGCGTAGTGACTTCCGACTGCACTTGTTGAGCCGAAAAATACTCACGGCCAGACAATGGACGCACATCAGCCCAAACAGTCGCAACGTTTTTCCACGTCGTCACTGCCGCGCCGTAGTCGTTTACGGTATTGACCTGCTTCTGCAATGTGATTCGATGCCGTAGTTTTCCGATTTGCATTAGGCCCCCATGATTCTGTAAGGTTGGATAAGGCGCCAAGTTCCGATCTCAATTTCTTTACTGCCGAAATTACCAACTACTACACTTTCCCTGTTTTCATACCAGTGCGCAATTAGCATTAGTGCTGCATGTCTAATTGGTGCGTTAATAACAATTCCGGTCAAATCGGAGTCTGGAACTTTGTCATTATATAATTTACGTCCAAGCTGGCTTTCAATGTGGCCAAGCGCGGACTCTATATATGACTGTAATACGTCGTCTTCGTCGTCATTATCAATACGGCAATGCGCCTTTACCAAATCTAACGAGAGCATAAGCACCTCAAAAAATTAAGCCCTCACATTGGAGGGCTGGTTACTATTATTTTTTGGCCGCCAATGTGCCCTTAACAAAGGACTCAGGGCGATAAATCGCAAGCGCTAAACGTTCTTCACAAAGAATTGTGACTAAGTTCTTCACAAAGTCATCTTCGTTTTCGGTAGATACTGCAATACCTGATTTTTGGCGGTCAAAGATTTGCGCACCTAAATCAAATGCACCAGTTAAGAAACTTCCTGCTGTCATTGCTTGGGTTTGTACAACAGGAATGCCCCATAAAGTAGGCTGAGCTAAACTTTGAGGATTGCCGATAATATGACGACCCATTGTGTCTTTTTCTAATTCGATTTTTGCCCAATCAATAGGGTTTAAAACGAAACCATTAGATGGATATTCAGCAAGAACTACCTGTAACAGAGCTAAACGCAATTGGTCAATGATAGTATAGGATGCCAGTTTTGCCGGATCTGCGAAAGCTTGCGCTGTCTGCATAATGCCTTGAAGACCGCCACCAGTGCCATCACCATTTAATAACTGTAAGTCTTCTTTCAATTTAAGACCGTAAGTTAAACGACCATTGATGTAACTTTGCAACATTGACGCATCGTCTAAAATTTGGCGAGACGCCTTCACAAAGTGCGCTAAAGTTTTAACGCCAGTAGTCACTTCTTCAAATTGAAGATCGGATTGTGCCTTTTTAGCGCCCTCAGATGCTTGCGGGCCAGCATTATTCGTAAAACCTTTTTCACGAACATAAGTAATCGCATTGCTATCTGTGGTGCCAGGCATTAACAAATCACGAATGGTTAATTGACGATTTGGCGCTGCCACAATCCCAGGTACGCGATGCTCAACGACCAAAGCGCCCGCAGAACCAGCAGCATCAGTTGTTAAACTGGTAATGGTAGCCTTCAAACTTAATTTAGCAGATTTACCGGAACGCGGATCTTGCGCAAATAATTTAAAGCCTTCGGTTTCCATTAATTGCTGAGCAATAGATTTTTCGGCTTCTTGACCCGCACCACGACGCGCCATTTTTTGTTCAATGTCGTCTAAACGGCTTTTTGCATCGGTGATAGTGGTCAAGGCTTCGTCCACGCGCCCTTTTAGATCTTCAAGACCTTTTTCACCGTTCGCCATTTTGCCTTTAAGTTCTTCACCCAAATCTTTCACAGAATCGGTGGCTTTTTTCAACTCAGTGGCGAGCTGTTCAACATTTTTTTCTTGTTCAGGCATATTAATTTCCCTCATTAATTGATTTTAAAATAGTTAGTGCATTGCTGATTTCATTGGTTTCAGGCTCGCCCTGAATAAGTTTTCGCAAACCATGGCCAGCAACAACCATGGCTTGTGCTTTTGAGAACCCTAAATCTCTCAGGGCTTTTTCAAATTCCGGTAAAGTAGGCAAACTACCTTTCGCCAAAGCGGATTTCACCACCTCAACACGGCTTTCTTCATTAGCCGGGAATGTAACAATTGAAATTTCTTTCAAGTCAATTTCGAGCAATTCTAAGACGTCATCCACTTCGTTATACGCCCACTTATTCAGCCGATACCCGATAGACAAACCATCAATAGCACCAGCAAGTAAAAGCGCATGAATTTCTTTTGCTCTAGCAACATCATTTACAAGCAATCGACCTTCACCATACAAGCCGTGCTCATCTTCTTTAAGCAATGTCCAAACGCCAATAGGCTGATTGCGGTCATGATTCCATAGCACAGGCGGCATTTTATTTTGAGCGTTCCAGCCTTGAATAGACTGTGCGAACGCCCCTTTTCTAACGATTTCATCGTAGCTATCTGGAACATCAAACACATTACAATAGCCAGAAAAAAAGCCGTCTTCTTTGACGGCTTCGGTTTTAAATAATAGGTCTTTAACCTTAATTGACATTTTCTGTTTCCTTTCCTATTTTATCGATTGATGTTAGGTTCAGCTGGACGGTAAGCTGATCCGCTCCATCAACCGGCGGTAAATTTTCCAGCGCTCTCACCTCATTACGGGTCATTACGCCATTTTGTAACAAAACAGTATAGAAACTAGCACGCCCAGCGCTATCAGCTCTAAGCAGCCCCTCAACGCTAAAAATAGGATAAAATTTTGAACGCTCACCAGGCTTCAATAGCTTACGCGTGATAGTCTGTTCAATCCGTTTTAAGGTTGGGTTAAGCGAATAAGTTAAGAAATTTTGGTTAATTTGTTCCGCACTTGACGCCCAGGACGATGATTTATCTGTGCTGTAAATCAACTGCGGAGGTACCCCAAACGCACGACAAATCTCTTCAATACCAAAATAACGGCTTTCGAGTAATTGTGCATCATGAGGATTAATCCAAGCGCCTGACATATTTGCAGGCTCCATTCCAGCCTCAAGAATCATCCATTTACCCGCATTTTCCGGCTTACCAAACTCACCCAATGCAGTGCGCATTATTTTTCGCTGTTCTTCCGTCAAAACACGCTCACCAGTTTTCAAAAAACCGCCTGCTTTAAGATTATTCTTAAAGGCCTTAGATGCAGCGTTATTAGCATCAATCTGCAACCCCATAACTTGAGCTTGATAAGCAATCGGAGATAATCCGACCAAACCATCAAGCGTAAATCCACGAAAATGCAATATTTCTGATTCGTCGTACTCTCCACCATCAACATTATTTTTAGTATAAGTGTAATATATGGACCCATCATCACGGCGGGTTACACGCATATACTGCGGATCAAAAATATCAAGCGCCACTACGCGTTCACCAACTCGGACAATTCGACAGTAGGCGTTTCCCCATAAATCAAGATTTGCAATGACCGCTTCCCAGAACTCGCTTGAACACATATCAGCATTTGGGGAGTCATGAATAATTTTATAAAGTGGGTGATCTACTGCTATTTTTCGCTCTGCATTTTTTAAATGAAACGGTAATGATGCTATTGTTTGACTACGAAGTCTGACACATGCCCAGACCGCACTTAATTTCAATGATGTTTCTGCATCTACCGCTTTTCCTGAACCGCTCGATTGGCTGACAAAAGGTTCTGATGTAGAACCTTTATCAAGGCGCTTCCCGCCACCGAACCAACGGTTATAAAATCTAGTCCACCAACCTTGATCATTTAATGTATTCATGCGATTACAATATCCTGTAAATATGAATCAATATTTTGCGGTGTTTCTGCTGTTTCAGCTATCCCGCGCGCCATAGACAAAGCTACCATTCCATCAATGCGTCCTGTTGCTTTGTGTTTTTCAAATTTTCTGTTTCCAGCCGGGTCTTTTACGATCACCGCATTCGCTGCACACATTGTTAAAACTGGGTGCATCCCGTGACGTAAATTCGCATTAAGCAAATCACTTTCTAGCGCATCAATTGCGGGCGACATATCCTTAAAACCTTGACCAAATGGAACCAAAGGCAAATCAATTCCTTGTAATTCCATTTCTCTTTTGAAAATATCAATGCGCCAACGGTCAAAAGCGATCGCCGCAATATCAAAATCACTTAGGATTTCAGCAATATCACGTACCACATAGGCATAATCTACTGTTGCACCAGGTGTTGTTCGGATAAATCCCTGTCTTGCCCAAACATCGTACGGCACTCTATCTCGCTTTGCTCGGTCTTCAATACCAACTTCAGGCGTCCAAAAGAATGAATATACGTTAGTTTTACCGTTATGCTCCTTAGCAGTCAGCACTAAAGAGGTTAAATCGGTACGCGCGGATAAGTCCAAACCGCCGTAAGCAGTTAAACCGCTGGGGCTACTCTGCTCCTCGCCGTTCTCTTTCCATATATCAATTGAAACAAAGGATGAAACTGTGCTTACGCGTTGATTAAGATTAAGATTGCGGAATGTGTTTTCAAAACTTGGCATGCGATTAGCCTTATCGGCAAGTTTGCGAATATCTTCTTCACTACGAAACACACCTAAAGCTGGATTGGCCTGTTTCCACGCTTTCGGATCAGTGATTTTCAAATCTTTGTCTGCGCTATAGACATGGCACACCGTATGAGGATCATTACTGTTTTTAGCGTCATCAATCCATATCGAGAGCAAATCACCATCGTTCGCTGCCTGAGTGCTGATAGTTAGCAATAACGGATTCTTATGTGCGCCTTGAGCGGTAGTGATAGCATCAACGAATGCTGATTGCGGCCCCTGTACTTGCCCTACTTCATCAAGTATTGCTAACACAGGAGATAGCCCCTGTGCTGTCTTACCGTCAGCTGCTAGTGCTTTATATTCGACGTTCATAGGCAAGCCTATCAGCCGCTTGCCACTTGGTTTAATCGAAACAATATTGCTTAATTTAGGGTTAAGCTGAATCATCTTTACCGCAAGATTAAACACTAACGCCGCTTGTTCACGGCTTAAGGCCCCGCTTACAATCTGACTATTTAAAATCGCCACTGGGCCGACCAAGTGGGCTAACAATAAGCAAGCGATTAATGCTGTTTTCCCATTTTTACGACCAATAGATAAAATCCCGTGACTTGTTCCATGCGGATTGTCGTACACATCGAAAATATAATCTTTTTGGAAATCTTCTAACTTGATTGGCTGACCGACTAATGCACCTTCAGGCACAAAGCAATAACGCTCGATGAATGCAATTACTTTTTCAGCCGTTGTCATCAGTTAATCACCCTTGCTATTAAACCGTCATCGTCATTGATTGCGTTTCTTGCTTCTTGATAAAGCTGATTTGTCTTAACCTGATCTCTACTTTCGCCATTTGTGGCCCTGCTGTGGATTTGTAAACTGCGGCACATTTGGATTTCTCGCTTATACAGATCCTCAATAACATAATGCAGAGGGTGCATTTTCATTGTGCCAGTATCTGTTTTCACCCATCGGCGAGCCGAAGTAGCTAATTCTTTTTCGTAATCATCAATTTCAACATAAAGTTTAGCGAGTTTTACCGCTCGCTCTTGATCAATTGGCGTCCAACTCTCCAAAGCTCTACTCGGGATAATACTTTCCCAATACCGCATTTCTGCTTTTGTTAATTTTTGCGGCGGCTCCAACTTTGTTTGAGCGGCTTTATTAGCTAAAACTTTCGCTTCGGTGCTGTCGCTTCTTATTTTGCGTGCGTCCATAAAAACCACTCCATAAAACCATAAAAAAGGGTATAAAAACTGTAATAGCGATAAAATAGAGTTCCCCAGGCGGTATTTAGCCTTTTCTTTCTGAACTTTTTACCCGCCCCTACCTATTGAATGGATGTTCGGGGTCAAGCGGAAATCCGTTTATATCGCAACCAATTTCGTTAACGTTTTTTGTTTCTGCTTTTTGCTTTGAGCTATCGTGATGAACCTTACACAATGACTGTAAATTGCTTGGGTCATAGAACAGGTTTAAATCACCCTTGTGTGCTTTGATGTGGTCAACTACTGTTGCGGGGGTTATCTTACCCTCGCGCTGGCAGTAAACACACAAAGGTTCTTTTGCCAAGTGGTCAAGTCGTAATTGTTTCCACGCTTTACGACTATATAGATAGTGCCAACTGTCACGGCTCATAGCTTACCTTATCCCGCCCTACGGGCGGTGCTGTTAATAAATCAATGCTGCGCGTGTTCTACTTGCCATTCGCGAATCTTATCAACTCGATTCAGGCACATATCACGTTCGCGTTTGAGTATGACGGCGTACTGCGTTACATCGCCGTAAGTCTTGCCGTCAAATCCTGTCTTGTCCAAGTAACCGACATAAGCGGCCGGCAACACTGGGCAAGCGGTAGTGACTGGCTTACTTGCGCAGGAACTCAATAACATTACTAGGAGCGTTAGCGTTATAAGCATTGCTTTGCTTAACTTGTGGCGGGATTGTTCTAATGACTTCATCTGATTGGCTCCGTGCTTCACTTTCCTGTTTCGATAACTCCAACATGACGCGCTGGTTTTCTACCGCGTCTTGTTTTAGTTTGGATATTGTTGCGCTTTGCGTTTCAATGGTTTGGGCTTGAGTTTGGTTTACAGCTCTTAAGTTATCAATAGTGTTTGACTGGTACCATAACCAACCACCCAAGCCCAAAATCACAATCACCGATACGCTGATAATTGTTCCGGTGATTTTATTAATCCCAAACATAAGGCTTTCTCCACGTTACGACGCTTGACTAAACCCGGCAGGACTTTACCCTGCGAGTACACCCAGCGGGGAAATTGATTACACATTAAATTAATATCACCTACGCGGGCGTACTTAAATAACGTGGCTTGTTTTAACTTCGAGCAACCGGCATTGAACGTAATTGATACCGCCGCTTCAAATGCGCCTTGCGGTAACTCTTTGCCGTTTGCCCAACGATTAACGCAGTTCTCGGCAATCTTGATGTTATCTTTCCAACGCTCCGCTATTTCTTCGTCCGATAATTTACGACCAAGCACTACGTCGTTTGTATTGCCGATTCCGTCGGTCCATACGTCAGCAGGACATTTATACGGTTCACGATAACAATCTTCCGCATTGCCGATAACCAGCAACCCAACTTTACCTGTGCGGATTTCGTCCGGATATTGAGCGAGGATAATTCCAGCGATGACAACCACACTGCATTTAGCTAACGTTTTAAGGTGCTTCATTTGATTAACTTCCCGCTTTTATCTCTCACGCCGGCTCGGATTTCTTCAAGCTCTAACATACGCTTTTTATATCTCGATTCTCGGATATAACCGCAGACCGTGACAAAAATACCAATTAATACCGCCCACTCGCTCAGAGTTAGCGCACCAATCAAGCCGGTTAGCCAGCCCCAAAACTGAGATTCAACGGGCATATCTTTAAATACTTGCATTCTCATAGCTCCGCCTCGTGTTACTTTGTTAAAAGCTGGTTCCGCGAGGTAATAAAAAACCCCGACCGGAAAACTGATCAGGGTTATAAAATTCTACTTGGTAAACATCACTTACACGATGACCACCATATATGCCAATGATAGTGCAAGTATGCAGGGTATGTCAATAAGTAATTTTTATATTTTTTGAATTTTGTACACCAGTTTTAAGAAGAACGAAACCAGTTACAAGAAGTTCGTGAATTATAGCTTTTGCTAGGCTAAGTTCTTTTTTGACATTTCTCTTAAATGTATCAATGCTCGGAACTCGAATATTTGATTTACCCGCGTATGGTTGCATGCTAACCTCCCCGCTATTTTCGCGCAGCTTGACAGCAATCCTATTAATTGGATTTTTATTGACGTAATAAGAAAACATGATAAAACGCAAAGTGCGGTCATTTTTCTCAAAGAACCGATCGACGATTTGGCTAATCATATAACCTGTTTCATCATCGCAGGTTTGTTCCCCTGGTTCGGCAGATGCTACGCTTTGCATTAGCTTAGCAATGATATTAACCTGTGCTTTGTCTAATCGACCGGATCTCACCCACGCACCCCATTTAAACATCCATTCATCAACAAATTCTTCCTGTTCCTCGGTTAGTTTTAATTCGCTAAATTTACGCATCGATACCTCTAATTTTAATGATTGACTTACCTTTACTTACTACGCCTTTTTCCTCGATTGAGTATTTGCGGATGATTTTGCGGTTATCGTCTTTGATTAATCCGGCGCCGACCAAGCTATCAAAAATCCCTTTAGGTAAATTATCAAGGTCACGTGGGCGGTTGTCTGGGAAGTAGATTTCCATCTTGATTTCAACCGCACTTTCAAAAGGATCGAACTTAGAACAAACCTCAGTAGCAATGCGTTTAAATTCCCTTCCCGCTTTTGATATGTAATGCTTACCTTGTCTTGTGTGCTTCCAGTAGTGGTTCACGCTCGGCGGGTACGGCAGACAGATTTCAAGCCAATCACTCATAGTTTTCCCTCGCTGATTAAGACATCTTGAGTGCGAAACACGCCTTCCGCATGAGCTAACCGAACAAATTCATTGCCTAATTTTCGTGTTCTACGATCGCACTCATCATGACAAGCAGAACAAGCCCATGCGCCACGTTTATCATTCGGTTTTCGCCCTCCCCCATCATCCATACGATAATGAGCAAGCACTGTAGTCTCGGGGTTAAAATTACAAATGCCGGGCAAACGAACCATACATTCACGCCCCTTGGCTTCTTTCCGATAGTCTATTTTCCCCATATTTTTACCTCTAAAATTGACCGCACTTTTGAACTGTAAACTATTGGTTGACGATTGCGGCTCAACCGCCAAACCCTATTAACTGATTAATCTTGTTATCCAGTGCCACTTCGTCTTCATAGATATTACAAAGCGTTTCGTTCCAGATGACGCCATACACCGTTTTATACACATCGTTGAATCGTTCCTGGCTCATATTCGCGAATGAGATTGACCAACGCTCTTTAACGGTTCCGCCGTCTTGTGCCGGTTTGATGTCGTAAAATCCCACTTTTTTCATCACATGATCGAGATACGATTCAAGGGTTTTCATTCCCTCATAATCCAATTTTGATTCACGATTCAACCGCACTTTTGCCAGCACGCTATCTGCTATTGGTTTAGTTACGTTCTGATACAGATTTTCATCGTTGGCCGCTACTGCGATTTCTCTTGCGACCGCCTGCGCTATCCATTCTTCCGCTTGGGTCAGCACGCTAAATTCAGGCTGCCAATATTCAAAACCTGCATCGAGTAGCGCGAAAAACTTCTTGTGATGTTGGTAATTCCGATTGTTACCGATGGGTGTAATTTTTACCGCACTTCCAACCGGCAACCCCTTGAGTAAATTGCGGTCGTAGTCTGTTTCCGCTACAACCGCACCATTCGCATATTTAACCGCGTGGATTACCGTTTTTTTCTGCTTTTGGCTCGCCATTCGAGTTCACCTAAATCATCGATGTGGACATGACGGATAACTTGCCCCATATTGCGGTGACGCGGGTCAAATATCGCTAAGTGATTACCACGGCAAACATCAGTCCATAACCCCGTTTGAGGACTTAAAAACTTAATGCGGCCACCAACAATAAAACGGATTTCTGTCGCTTTTTGAGTGATTAAGGAAAACCATTCCGTGCTAATGTCAACCGGTAACAACATAACCACTAAGCAGTTGTAATTTTCGAACAACTCGACAGAGCGCTTGATAAAACTTAATGGATCGCTAAACGGCGGATTGATAAAAATGCGCTCGTTTTGCAGTGGGTAAGTTAAGTAATCCATTTCAGGCGTTACATATCGCTCAAGTTTTGCGTTGTGCGGTAGTGCAGCGCCATCAATCGTGAAACCAAATTCGGCATGAACCGGGTTAAATAGTGAAAGTGATGTTGGATAGGTATCCTTATCAAATTTTTGCTCTGTCATTTATGCAATCCCCATAATCTCTTTAATTTTTGCCACACCGTTTTTTGATACTTCTGGCGGGATAACTTTTTGCTTTTGCTCTAGCAACTCTGGAATTTGAGGAAATTCAAATCCAGTGCGAGCTTTATCAACTACTTCGACAAGGATTTTCGGCATAGCCTTTTGGCAATCTTCCCATTTCTTCTTGCTGTAACCGTCATAAATGGTTTTAAGCAAATAATATTCAGCCTTTGAGCGGAATTTGAAATTGTGAGGTTCTTTTGCGTAACCAAAGTATTTTTGAATTCTTGATGACAATTCTTCGGGCGTTGGCAAGCCTAATTCGTGGTAATTTTCAAACTCGCACCAAGCAATGAATTGACCTACACTCGGGAAAAATGGGCTTTCGGATTTTGCAGCCAAATCCAATCCTCTTTTTAGGGATTGAGGATTAACTACGCCCGCCTTGAATAACTCTTCGAGCCAAACTTGCTTTGTTTCGTTATACTCAGCTTCACTGGCAAACGCCTGCTTCCACGCTGGAAAAATTGATTTTAATCGGATAAACATTCGATCAATCAAACGAACGGCATTATCTGGGATATTGGATTTTTTAACCGCACTTCCCTCGGCTTGCATTTGGGTAATGTTTGTCATCTCAATTCCTCCGGTATCAAGTTAGGGTCGATATTTAATTTTCTGCCTACAGCCCAAGATCCATCATCAGCAAAGGAGCTTGTTTTTCTGGTGTTTGCAGCCATTGCTATGTCGTCATCACGCCAATTCCAGCTCGCGCTAAATCCGCGCCAGTTACGCTCAATAGCGATTGTGATTGCGTCAGAAAGCGATATCCCAGCCTTGGCAGCTTCTCGTTGAAAGCCTTTAAGTGCAGTCTCAGTAATCGGTGCGTTCTTGGCTTTTCGGAGTTTAAGAAAATCTTCAGCAAGCTGACCAACGATTCCAAATTCAGCAAGCAAATCCGATTCGCTTTTTTTGGTATTTTTTTTATTATTATTTTGTATAGTGTTTTTATTGTTATTTTGTGTGTGAACTTTTTTCACCAGATCTGATGAACTTTTTTCACCAGTTTGTGAAAAATTTTCACCAGTTTTATCTGATGAACTTTTTTCACCAGTTTGTGAAATCTCAAACGCTTTCACTGAATAAGTATTCAATTTGCGTTCACCACCTGAACGCTCAAGTAATCCCATTTCAACAAGTGATTCACAAGCAGTTATAACCGAACGATTACTAAGCCCCGTAACTTCCATAAACTGACTAACAGAAATGCTATCTGATTCTTTATTCCACCCCTTTGTTTTGCGAACTACAAACAAGTAACATTTAAGCTCTGCGCAAGTGAGCTTTGCCAGTAATTCGTCAATGACGGAATTGGGAATTTGAAACGCATTAGGAATAAATTTACTCATCACGCCGCCACCTTCTCTTGTATAAATTTGCCGTTCCACGTTGCTTTCATCGGCAACAACCCTTTTGCGTACCATTCATAGAGTTTTGCAGCGCCTTTTTTAAGTAACGTTGGCTTGTATTTGATAATCGGATCGCAACCATGCGGGGTAAACTCATTAGCTTCTTCGGTCATATACACATCACGGGCATAAGACGTTACGCGCCATTCACCGCGCTGGTCTCTGTAAAGCCAGTTCTTTTTCTGTAAAAATGCGTTGATTTGCGTTGAATTTACGCCGTTCAGACCTTTTACGAATTGAGGTGCGGTCATTCCCGCTCGGAAGTAATTGCTCATCGCTTCAATGCAATCGGCTTGCTGTTTGTTTTCTAGTTTCAAAACCTCTTCTCGTTCAACAGATTCCGCTAACTCACGCAATGCTGCGGCGTAGTTTTGTGGTAAAAGTGCGGTTGGATTTTGATGGTTTTTGATTAACTCATCGATTTTAAGATCACACCAAACAGCAAAATCAGCACTTAACCATCGGGCGAAATTAACTGCCAATTTAGGGTGTAACCAAGTCCCCTGAATGGCGCCACCTTGTCTCACGACAACCAAATCATTAGCCGTTAGGATAATATTCCCAACGCTTAAATTTTGAGCTAAGGCGTTGATGTAATCTTGAGTCTGTGCGGTTTTAAGATAATCCTTAACGAATTTATCAAAGTGTTTTGCGATACTTGTTGCGTCCAGGAAATTTTTCTCATCAAATGAAACATCAATATTTTTGTAAAAGAATTTTTGGATTTTCATGATTCACGCCTCTTAATTCAACGTCTTAGCATATTCACGAATAACGCCGTCTCTATCTTCAAACCACTCGCCGACAGTTCGATATTCGGCAAATTTTTTGTGAAGTTCTGATTCAAGGTCTGAATCAATCAGAGCCAAAACCTCAAAGATCGATCCCGCTTGCATTTGAAGAGTTCGTATTCTGCTTTTAGGCGATATACTTTTTCCTATCTTGATAAGTTGCGAGGTTGGGTTAAATACAATATAAGTTTTTGTAGTTTTAGAATTTCTGTTATCAGTGCTAGGGGTTGAAATTAGAATTAACTCAATCCAAATGTGGTATAACTCTTTATTACAAACACTGAATGATTTTGACAAAAACTCGTTATACTTAAACCAGTCGGTAGCATGTGCCGCAATTGATCTAAGTAAATCTATTGAATCAGCTAATTTAATTGATTTGGCAATGTCGCTATCCTCAATTGCTTTAAAACAAAGGGAATGGATAGACATAGTTTCTTCATTAAGCTTCGCTAATAAACATAGAGCAACGTTTAGTGTCGCACTTTCACCCAATTCACCATTAAGCGCCTTTTCCATATATTCACTTCTCAATAAATCAGGGAGTGAATAATTAGTAAGCTCCGCAATCTCTCGACTACTCATCGTCAAAGTGCTTGCGTTTTGTGTTGAGATGTTTAATAATTGCTCCATCTTTTGAAAACTCCTTGTGAGTGTAATTAACCACGGTTGCCGCCGTGGTTTTTTATTGCCGTTTATTTAGCGAGATTACGCACTCTATTGAGTGTTGTGTCGCCGCTAAATGCTTGTTTAATAATTTGCGGATCACGTCTTCTTCATCGGTGGTGATTTCGCCGTCGGCTAATGCACTTTCCAATGCTTCAAACAACAATCCGCGCGCTGATAACTCATGCAGTTGCAGAGTTGAGATTTCTACTGAGTCCAATTCGCTTGCGACTGGTGCCGGTACAAAATGGCCACCGGCACTTCGGCAAAGCTCCTCGATAAAATCAGTGCATCCATACTCAAGTTGCAGTGCGATCAGCTCCTCATTCTTGAAGCGTTGCCCTTTCGTCTGATAAAGCCGATTGTTCAGCTCCGCTTCCGAAAATCCGAGAAATCCGGCTACCGCACTTTTGCCGCCAGGAATCTTCTCAATCATTCCGATAATGGTTTGTTTCATTGCCATAATTTTTGCCTTGTTTTTATGGTTTTCTTTTAGGGTAATTCTGATAAATTGCGCTCATACGCTAAGCGCAGAGCTTGATTTAATGGGATTGCTGAAGTTTCTAATCTCTTCTGCTGAGACAGAATTTTCTAAGGCTTGAGATAGAATCTCTGAATATTTGGTTTCTCCTGTATATTCAGTTCTTGGTAGCGAATTTGATGTCCGCCATTTGTAAACTGCACGCACAGAAATACCGCACAAACCTGCCACTTTAGCTGCTCCCAAAAAGTCAATAATATGTTTTAAGCTTTCCATATATAACCTCTTAGAATGAACTTTGAGTACATGATAATCCAGAACTGAAAGTACTTCAAGTTTTATTTATAATTGAACCAATAGTTCAGAGGTGAAAAAGATGATTACTGAAGAAAAAATCAAACAAGACTTTGCAGAAAGATTAGATGTAGCTTGCAAAATGAAAAATTTGCCAGAGAAAGGCAGAGGAAAAATTATTGCAGATATACTGAAAATAACACCTAAAGCCGTTAGTAAATGGTTTAATGCCGAGACGTTGCCTACTCAATCGAATATCTATGTTTTGGCCGATTTTCTGGGTGTTACAAAAGAATGGCTAAGTTATGGTGATAAGAATGCTTCAATAGAGCAAATTGAAAAGCAAAGAGCATATCCACTATTAAGCCCTATTCAAGCTGGATTGTGGGCTGGCATAAGTTCCCTTGAAGGCTTTGATGGCTACGAAATGATCCCAAGTACAATTATTGCATCAGATGATTCATTTTATTTACGAATCACTGGAGATTCAATGAGACCTCGCTTCAATGAAGGTGACTTGGTACTAATTGATCCTAACATTTACCCCACTCCAGGAAAATTTGTTGCTGCAATTAACGGTAATAACGAAGCTACATTCAAGCAATACAAAGAGCTTGGCACAATGACAGGAGACGGATTACCACACTTTGAATTAGTACCTCTCAATCCAATGTTTCCAACATTAAGCTCGTTAGAGCAAGAAATTCGGATTATTGGTGTGGCAAGAGAAAGAATTGAAGTTTTGTAATTAAAATGCCGGTCAAGAAATTGACACCAAATATTATGATTTTTTAATAACAACTAACCTAAGGAGTTAATATGATTAATGTAAACTTTCAAAATTACAGCTATTATCCTTTTTTACATACTCGAAATTCAGAAGAAGAGGCATTTGTTAATTTGTCTCAAGAAGATAAATTATCTATTCTTCCTTCATTTGTTTTACACAATCGAAAAGGAACCGCGCTGACTGCAAGTTTAGAGAAAATTATAAGTTCTTATAATGACCCTTTTATTTTATTCCCGCCTTTATCAGAAAAGATTCTAAACCATATCACAAACGAAGAAAAAAATATTTTTGATTCATCTCAATATTATATTAATTGGCAAGAATTCACTTCAAGATATGAAAATGCTATTCCAGCAATACTTTTTAATAGTAACGAAAAATATCTGCGTAACATTATTCGACAAACAATTAATTTAGAAAATCAAAAAGGAAAGGTTGCATTTAGAATTAGGAGCACTAGAGAAGCTGAATTAGCTATGAATGCACTTGCAGCAATGGATGATCCATTAAATGCCATAATATTTATTGATAGTGGGTATATTTCTGATCTAACCGAAAGTTATAATATATCTAACGAAGTTCTTCAAACTTTTAAAAAGGGTGTTGAGAGCTTGAATATTGTTTCCTTATCAACAAGTTTCCCTTCATCTCCAGCAATAGGCATGACAAATTTAGATAATTTAAGTACTAGTAATATAAAAGCAGGATATATACAGCAGAAAGAAGTTGATCTTTATCTCAAACTTTCTGAGAAATATGAGGTTTTATATGGAGATTATGCTTCTATTCATCCAATTCCTATTGATTCTAATGATTCTGATGGTCGATGGTCTGCAAGAATTGACTTTGCAACGGATGAGGACTTTTGGGCAATATTTAGGATGCCATCAGAACACGGAGATGGGTATCAGCAAATAGCCAATTATGTAGCTAATAACCATATATTTGCTCATATCCCAGAAAGCTGGGGAAAGGAAAAAATCCTCCAAGCATCGGAAGGGGATGTATTTGGGCGCTCCCCTTCAAAATGGGTTAGTGTTAGGGCAAATACTCATATGCGTCGCCAAATATTGCAAACATCCTTTCGTGATGAGCTTGACGAATCATTTTAATTTTTTTTCGGCGATAAATTTCTGCACTAGATAAGGCTTGTGGCTCGTCCGTTTTTTCATTTATTACAGAGTTACTAGCCTTATTTATTATGCTTAATTTTCTTTCTTGTCTATCCCGTCTATGATTTTCCATTAATGGAAATTGCTGTTTTAAATAATCCAGAATAAATAGTTTAATTTTATCGTGAGGTAGAATCATTGCTCTTGTAATTAACTCTGACTTAAGACCTGACACCTTTATTTTGTTTTCTCTTAATATTGCCTTTAGACCAATAATGTTTAGGAAGCTTAGCCACTTTTGCTTTGTGAGTTGATTTTTGATAGCGTTTCTATGTTTTATTAGTTTTTTTCCATCAAACTCCCAAATGCCCACATTTTCAGAAGCTATATTCATTACTCCTTGCAAGTGTTTTGTTGCACATACAACAGTTACATTTTCAAAGTATTGCATGTAAGTTTCCAGTTGTCCGCCTAACCGTTTTAATGAATCCTGCTCACTTTTGATTTCAAAACCGGATAAACTTCCATTTGCCATAACAAGATCGATCCTACGAGAAAAATTGGCAATAGGAAGCTCAGCCAAGAACTCCGTGTTATTCGGATGTTGTTTGGCAAGGGCTTTAATTAATTTCCCTCTGATATAAATCTCGTTCATAAGAATAAAAGTAAAAGATAGCTTAGATTCCACAATTCTACACCAAACTGTCTCTTATTAAAATTTGCAGAGCAACTATTTGAGCATATCTTGATCAAATCATCTGATATTTTTCCCTTTTTATCCCCCAAATCTACTCTATTTTTGTGATCTATGTCACAAATTCGACAAAAAGTAAAAAAATTTTCAAAATTATTTCTTTAAAAATCAACAAAATATGAACTACGAGTACATTTATTTATGAAATTGTACTTTTTGTTCTTGACTTAGATGAACCATGAGTACATAATAAACCCATCAAAACGAGATGCACATAAACATCTCGACGCTCTTTAAAAATCAGATTACAAGAAGTTTACTCATAACGGCATTGTGCGGTCGTGTAGATTAAAAGCCCTACCTTACATAATGAGAGTAAACGGAATACCCACTGAAAGATGAGGCCAGTGAAAAACTGACAGTTACAGAAAGTCTAGTCGCAGTGGGGAAATATCTCAAAGCACATTTGAAGTACAGAGATACAGAGGCTTGTGAAACCTCTGCGAATGATAGAGAGAAGTGCGCTTTGAAATGGCAACAATGAAACAAACGAGGTTAAAAATGGAAGAAAAAAAAGAAAACAGCCTATCTGAAAGAGATAAAGAAAATATCAAATGGGCTGTATTGAGAGCTGTTGAAAATGGCTGTTTAGAGCCAGAATTAATCGCTCAAAGATGTTGTTCAGCAATCGAAATAATTAATAGAAATGGGCTAAACACTGGTAATGGGAGTATATCTACCTCATCCAATTCTGCCTAATGTATTCACCATTTCCTTCAGGCAGATTATTCCAAGCAGCACTATTCATATCCGTAACAAAGACACTATCGTTCTTATCTAAATAAATGAGCAGTTCATTACGAATTTGTTCTGCAGATTTATTGGATTTGATATACCAAACTGATTTATGAATAGCAGCCCAAACTTGATGGCTTTTAATATAACTAATCAATCCATCGTAATTTTGCCCAGCTTTGTATAAATCGTAAGAAATTAAATAGTTTCTCATAGAAGAATCCTTATTTGTGCTGTGAGAGATTTAATTATATTCCTTAGTGTTGTGAGAGACAATAAGGGACTTGAGCCTTGCAAGTATAAAGAAAGGTATTTAATGGCTCTTTGTTGAGTTGGTTGTGGAAACCGACACCTTTAACACTAAGATAAAAATTAGTTTAATGGCTAACTTTGGAAAATGACGCAGGGTTCAAATCCCGAAAAGAGCCACCAGCTAAAGCCGTTCTCACAATGCGAATGGAATCGCCCAGTCTTCTTGAAAATTGATATGGAAATCGAGAGCGGCTCTAGCTGGGGAACAGCGTTAGTCATAATAAAAAAATATCTCCTTTTAGATTGGTTATACCCCTAGTTGCTTATAGCTGGCTCTAGGGGATTTTTTTAAGACTAAATAATCTGTTTGACAACCATAATTTCTTATACTACTATTCGCCTCAAGGTGTCGAAACCTCAATATGTTCAAGGCGGATAGTTCAACTGATCGCCACAAAGGCGATTTTTTTATATCCGTAATCCTGACTATGTCGGGAGGGTGACTAATACAATACCTTCGGGAAATAAGTCCAGCCCTTTCCTTGAACGGGGTTTTCGAACCTCCCGACGCCACTGTCGAAAGTGGCTTGTTCAACAAATAGTTCAAGGATTACAAAATGTCAAATCTTACAATTTTCAATTTTGAAAACACTCCTGTTCAAACCATTGTAGAAAACAATGAGATCTTTTTTAGAGCAGCTCAACTTGCAGAGTTATTGCAATATAAAAATCCACATAAAGCGATTAAAGATCACGTAGATTCTGACGACCTAACGAAACGTGAGATCGTCAATACTGTAAACAAACGCGCTCAAGTTCTCTTTGTGAATGAAAGTGGGATGTATTCATTAGTCTTGAGTTCGAAATTAGAGCAAGCAAAAAAAGTAAAACGTTGGATAACTTCAGAAGTTTTACCGCAAATTCGCAAAACAGGAAAATATCAACTTCAACCACAACAACTTGCACTACCCGAGCCAGAAAAGAAATTCACCTTTGAATTTACTGAGTATGAACTTCAAGAGCTTGCTTGGTTGTGGTTCGCTTTCAAACGTGGCGTCGGCACATTCCAACATATTGAGAGAGCCTTTAACGTTTTAGGCTCGAACATGAGCGGGCAAATCTACGGACAGGCTTACGAATATTTAAGCGTGCTACGCTCAACAAACCAAATCTTAAACCGCATCACAAGCGATTTTAACATCGACCCAATGACAAACTGGCGTGTATTAAAACACTTGCGAGGCTTTAATCCAAAAGCCGTAAAAATCGACTTCTAAAACAACGGAAAATCCGACCGCACTTTTCCTCAAGAAATCCGTGTGGCGGATTGTTACACCCTAAATTCACTAAATTGACGAAAAAGGAAACAAAAATGCAAAAATTTACTGATGTATTCGCTGAAACTATTCCATTTCTTTGTAAAGCAGCCATCGCCTTTGCCCTCGCTTTTTTAATTGGCGGTATCGCCTACTGTTTTGCCGATGAACCCACCGACTGGCACGACAACACACTAAGCCAACAAATCCAAGCTGAAACACAGTGTGAATTGAAAGGTGGCATATATGAAAATGGCGCATGTTTACCGCCTAATCTTACGCTGGCAGCAGAAAAAGAACTACAGGCTTACACCGCACAAAGACAAGCAGAAATTGACCGCGCTTTAGGAGTCGCAAAATGAAAATTGAAAGTTACAAAGCAAATATCCTATATAACGCTGTCTCTCAGCGATATACCGGCGAATTATGGGTTAACAACCGACTGGAACAAAAGACCGGCAATTTTTTAAGTGAAGGTCTTGCCGTTGCGCGTTTAAACAAACGAATTGAATCCTTTAATGCTGTTAACGGTACCAACATTCCGCCGTATCAAAAAGACGCCGACACGAATCAATTCAAAGCGGTGCCGGAAGCGAAAGAATCATTACCGCCAACGGAAAGCACTCCAGCAGCAGAACTGAAGATAGTTAACATCGACACAGTACACAAACATCAACTGCGCAAGCGCCGTAAACCGTTTACGCCATACGGACTGAAAGGCTATTTTATGGATAAACAAGGCAATATCCGCTTGCATTTAGACCGCAAAGCCCACGCGCACACCATCGTCTTAAACCCCGATATGTTTGCCATGTTAGCTGACATGGTGCGAGCAACGCAGGAGCAATAAACATGGCGCGCCGAATTTTATCGCCGTGGCAATGCGACAGCGACCACGATTACTACGACCAGTTCGACCGTGACGAACCGGAAAACGACGAACCGCCCGAAGACTGGCGCGAACCGGAAGACGGCGACTGTGAGTATTGGGAATCTAATTGTTATGGGAGAGGGTGAAAATGAATTTTGAATTAATTTTATCTACCGAAAGCCGTGTGCTTTCAACAAATATTGTTGACTTTGAAAAACGAGCGGATCAGTTTCTTTCGACTTTAACAAACAAATTTGAAACGGACGACGATTTCGTCGCCGCAAAAGAAGAAGTCAAAACCTTAAAAGAGGTTGAGGATAAAATCCGCGTGGCGATTAAGTCGGCGCAAAACGGCGAAATTGCGGATTTAATCACATCGGCCGAAAACATTGCAGAACGATTCCGACAAGAACGCTTGAAACGCGATAAGCTAGTTAAAGAAAAAGAAGCAGAAGTCAAAGCCAATATTATCAACAACGCCTTTGAGCATATCAGCAAAGTGCGGTATGGCTACGAGAGTGATATTTCCCTTGCTCTTGAACGCACAATGCCAAAAAGCGATATTCAAACCCGTTTAAAAAATGCCACCGCGCGTCGCAGTACATTAGCAACACTAAAAAAAGCCGTTCATGCTGAAGAAACGTTGATTTTAGCAGAATTAGGTCAAGAAAGCGCTCGACTAACTGAGCGACGCAAACTCATTCCGGCATCCGCCGAGCATCTGTTTAAAGACTGGCTTGAGTTAATTATTGGCGATGATGACTTGGCATCAATTGTGGAAATGCGCTTAAACGAAGAAACACGGCGTGAACAGGCGTTGCGCGAACAAGCTAAGCAAGCCGCCGAAGCGCAGCTCACACAAGCGGAAGCCCGCGCAGTTGCTGATGAAATAGGAGTACAAAGCACAGTAGAAAAAACACAGGAAAATCAGACTGCACTTTCTAATGAACCAATATTCAATTTTGAAATCCGCATTGCATTTACCGGCACGCAAGAACAAGCAATCAATTTAGCGCGCAAAGTAAAAGCGCAGTATGGCGACAATGTATCACTTAAAAAAATGAATTAAAGGATAAATAAAATGGCAACAGCACTACAAAATCTGACTGATAAACTGGCTAAACGGTTTGAAATTGCGGACGGTTCCGACTTGATGGCGACATTAAAAAATACCGCGTTTAAAGGGAATGTAAATGATAGTCAAATGACCGCGCTTTTAATTGTTGCGAATCAATATGGATTAAATCCGTGGACGAAAGAAATTTACGCCTTTCCCGATCGACAAAACGGCATTGTTCCGATTGTCGGCGTTGACGGTTGGGCGCGAATTCTTAATGAAAACCCAAATTTTGACGGTATCGAATTTGATTTAGATGATGAAAAATGCACTTGCCGAATTTATCGCAAAGACCGCTCAAAACCCATTTCAGTAACGGAATACATGAGTGAGTGTTTCCGTGATATGGGGCCGTGGAAAACACATCCGAAAAGAATGTTACGCCACAAAGCAATGATTCAGTGCGCGCGCTTGGCGTTCGGTTTTACCGGCATTTACGACCAAGACGAAGCGGATCGCATTGTTGAAACGCAGCGCGAGCCGGTAAATGTAACACCAAAACAAAAAGTGATAGACGTTGCAGTGTTAATTACATCAGAGCAGAAAGAAATGCTAATCGGCTTAATTGAAGCGACTGGCACGAATACGGAAAAATTATTGACGGCATATGGCCACACTGATATTTCCGATATGACAAAAGATCAAGCCGATAATGCTATATCAATTCTGAATAGTCGTCTTGATAAACAGCAAGAAAATGACGGAGAAGACGTTCCATTATGATTGACGGTCTAATAACGCTTGATTGCGAACAAGGCTCGGAAGAATGGCTACAGGCCCGTTTGGGTATTCCCACCGCAACGGGCTTTGAAAACATTGTGACGGCAACCGGTAAAAAATCAAGCGCACAAATCAAGTACATGGCTGAGTTGATTGAAGAAAGCATAATCGGACTACAAGATGAATCTTTTAAGTCACGATTCATGGAGCGTGGAAATCAACTTGAGCCGCTTGCCCGTTCTGCCTATGAATTCATCACGGGAAATGCCGTAACGCAAGTCGGAGGCGTGTATTTGGATGAAAACAAGGAAGTGATGGTTAGCCCTGACGGGGTGATTCCGGAGCTCAAAAAAGGCTTGGAAATTAAATGCCCGAAAATGAGTACGCACATTCGTTACTTGTTAGAGGGCGGCGTCCCGTCTGAATACATAATCCAAGTTCAGGCTAATTTGTGGGTAACAGGTTACAAAACTTGGGATTTTGTGAGCTACTGCCCAGAGTACCAAAAACAGCCGCTTTACATTTTCACCGCACATCGTGATCAAGCGCTGATGACCGCATTTGACAAATTAATTCCACAATTTTTAAACACATTGAGGGCTTATAAAAATGGCTAGAAAGATTATACAAATAGCGCACGCCATATCGGGCGACGAAAGAGGGGAAACGGTAGTGTTGTGTGATGACGGCCACACTGTCCGAACTTGTTAAAAATCTGATTAATGAGTTCGGCGGCGAAAAAGAACATCTATAAAACAACTTCCACCAACAACGGCTCTCACTACGAGGGCTTTTTATTATCCAAAATAGAGAGATAAAAAATGAAAGAGCAACAAAAGAAATATGAACTAACCGATGAATTTATCGAAATCTTTGGCGGTAAAAAATTATATCGAATCAAAGCGCTAGTTTCGTTTGGCGTAGTAGTGGCGGGACAGCTTGGCGGATTTATTGAGTCGGAAAAAAATTTAGATCAATCTCTGTCCAGTAACGCTTGGGTGTCCGGTGACGCTCGGGTGTACGGTGACGCTCGGGTGTCCGGTGACGCTGAGGTGTACGGTGACGCTGAGGTGTACGGTAACGCTCGGGTGTACGGTAACGCTCGGGTGTACGGTGACGCT